ACAGGCGGGGGTGAGGTTTATTCTGTATACGGTGTTTTTGAAACTGGTAGCGGTAGCTTTGGTACTTCAATTGCGTTTCAAACTGGTGACTTTGATATTGAGCGTATGATTTACGGTTCTTTTTCAAATGAAGGTGCTGGTATGGTTAATGCCATGGAAAACTTACAGTACTATGTAATCAACCAATCTGGTATGGAAATGTCTAGACAGATTCTTGAGAATCCGCTTTCATTCCACTACTCACAACAAACACATGAGCTAAAGTTCACAGGACAGACACCGAAGAAAGGCGTATTCCTAGAAGTTTATGAAACTATTCCGGACTGTGCATTGTTTGCAGATGAAATCTTTTTTAGATATGTTGTTGCTAAGGTTATGGTTGCGTTTGGTCAAAAGCTTGCAATCTTTAGTTACAACCTACCAGGTGGTATTACTATCAATGCCGATATTATCCAGGGTATGGGTCAAGACGAGCTTGATAAGATTATTGAAGAGATTAAATCGGACGAAGGCACTGATTGGATGATGCACTCATAAGATGAATATATAATATTACTATGGACTTCTATGTTAAAACAATTGGTGATCCTAATTATGATCCGTATAAAGTACATTCTGAGAGTGAGGTAGCCCAACTCATTGGACAGATTGAGACAACTTTGTTTACAAATAGAGGTGAAGTACTTGGCGAACCTGATTTTGGTTGCAACCTGGAAGACCTAGTTTATTCATTAGGTTATAATGAGGTTCAAATTCAGGGTATTGTCAATGAACAATTTAAACGTTTTGTACCATTGGCTGCAAAATTTAATGTTGAGGTTCTTGTTTCTTTCTATAGAGGTGAGGTCAGAGACATTGCGCAAATAGACGTTACAATTGATAGCAAATATCAAGTTGGTGTCTACATAAATTAATGAACTAAATAAATGGCTGAATTTAAATTTTTACAAGCTGCTAGAATCAAGGCATCTGAAATTAAAGAGGACGCAAGACAGTACGTAAGTAGGGTCTATGGTAGAGCTGGTAATTTATTTACGGCAGCTTCGCCATTTGCGCAAATTATCCAGGTAATGTCTGAATTAACTGAGATGATCTTTTATTACATTGAAGATTCAACAGTTGAACAGAATATTATGACTGCTCAACAACCAGAATCAGTTTATGGTCTGGCAAGATTAACTGGACACGATCCATCAAGAGGTTTTTCATCTATTGGTGAAATACAGATTAGATGGAAACCAGGTACACAAAATGATATTGCAGGAAGTGCTTTATACATTCCAGCCAATAGCCAAATCCGTTCAGATCTAAACGGTCATGTTTATTTAATGCGTACTTCTTCTGATATTATTTCGTTAAGCAAATCAGAATTTAATTATATTAAAATACCTATTATTCAAGGTCAAATTGAAAATCAAACAGTCACGGGTACTGGTGAAGCTTTTCAAACTTTCAATATCCAGACTGGTGGACCTACAGCACACGACCAGGTAAAGGTTGCAGTTAACGGTGAATCGTGGACAATTTACAATTCATTATATGACATGAATGCATCCACTCGCGGCGTTATTGTAAAGACTGGTATCTTGGGTGGTATTGACCTGTTCTTTGGTAATGGTAACTTTGGTATGATTCCAAATAACGGTGCTCTTATTACTGTTGAATATATTAAGACAAAGGGTGCCGCGGGTAATCTTGGTGAATCGAAAGATGTGACCTTTAAGTTTGTTGACACTGGCTACGATGGTGTTAAGAACGAATATGACTTAAATGAACTACTTGAAATGCAGGTGACTTCATCACCTAAAATGGGTGCGGACGCTGAATCAATTGAATTTACAAAGCTAATTGCGCCAATGCAATCAAAGTCATTTGTACTGGCTACACCGGATAACTACGAACACTTCTTGGCTAGATACAATATGTTCTCTTATATAGATGCATACAACTTGACAGATGATCAATACTTAGATGATGACAATGTTATCTACCTATTCCTTCTACCTGAGGTTGCATCTAAGACAACATCTTCACAGGATTACTTCTCATTGCCTGTTGAAGAATTCTTCTTTATGCCTTCTGAGCTTGATGCGATCCGTACGGCTATCGAAACATCTGGCCAGCAAATGGTGACTACAGAAATTAAGTTTGTTGAACCAAAGCAAAAGCTATATGCAATGAACGTTTCTGTAAGACACTTTGAGGGTTTTGATGAAATTCAACTTATGAATAATATTAGAGCAAAAGTATCTGAGTATCTTCTTAAGATTACAAGAAGAGATAGACTTCCTAAATCGGATATTGTAGCTCTTATTGAAAATATTGATGGTATCGATTCTGTTAACGTACAGTTCCTTTCAAAGTCTCAAGAGGATGCTCTTAGGACTGGTTCATATACAGTGACTCAGACTACCATCACACCTCAAGCTCCGGTTCTTGAAGATGTTGGTAACGGTAAGAACCGTATCCTATTCTTCAAAAAGACTGTGACGTCTAACACGGTTACATTTAATCCATCAAATGGTATTCCAGCTGATGTCAGGGAGTACGTTACGGGTCTTGATGAATTCGGTGACATTATTCTTGATAAAGAAGAAGTTGCTATGTTCAGAGGTGGATGGCAAGATAGATCTGGTGGTATTGTTGTTGACCAGCCAAAGGTTGGACAAATGGCATCACTGTCTGTTAGCTTCTCGAAGCCGGTTCCAAGAACTGTATATACAAAAATTCAATCTGCAAATAGAAAATCATTGTAATGAATTTATACGAAGGTCTTTATAGATATAAGATTATTAAGAAGTACAGTCTGACTAAGACTATGAATGATCAGCGCAAAAATCAAGGTCGCGATTATTCAAAGAGTATTCTTAGAAATGCGCTATCAAAGCACATTCAAAGAAATGACACTCTTACCGACTTTATTTCTTTTATTCAAGACCTGTTTGTAGAAAATATTAAAACTGTTTCAAGACTAAAAGTGTTCAAAGCTTTTAGCGTAAATAAGGACGAGTGGAGGGTTAAGTAATGCGTTATTCAGGTATTAGATTATTTAATGGTAATGCATCGGAGATTGAATTGGTTTATGATTCTAATGACGGTGTATTTAAGGGTAGCTTGCACTTAAAGGAGGTATCGACTGGTCTTTATGAAACTGCAACTATTTTCATGCTTGAAGAAGCATACAATCAATATGGCGCGCCAATTATTGTCAAGCCAATTGGTAGTAATGTAGGTTCTCAGTTTAAGGCAGAATTTATAAATGCCAAGAATACATCTAGAGACATTAATCTTATTACAACAAACCTAGTTGATGATGAGTTTATTGTGTCTAATGTTGATTCATTATTATTTGAACCACAACCTAGTACACTACCAACAAGTACAACAGACGGCATCCATACACTTGGTGATTCATATTCAAAAGAAGCTATTCAGTTTACATTGGCCATCAACTCACAGGATGAAGCTGGTCACTATAGATACCTACGTATTTATGATACGGTTGATAACTATCTTATTGCAGAGATTTATGTATATGGTGAAACAGTAGGTGAGGACGAAAGACTTGAAATACTTTTATCAAATTTCGGCGCAACACTTACTGCAAAGGACCAATTCCTTTTTAAGGACCATGATATTAATGAGGTTGGTACCGACTGGATGCTAATCAATAGAAAACGTAAGGAGCTTTTATTAGAATTATCAAACATTAAACCGTTTGTCGGTACATACAAAGCCCTTATTAATGCTATTAAATTCTTTGGCTATAATAATCTTACGCTTAAAGAATACTGGTTAATGATTGATGACCGCTCGCCAATGTTTGGTAAGATGAAAGCGGTTGAAGTGCCATCGGCAACAAATGGTTTTGTTTCTAAACTAAAGCAGGTTGCGCTACCATCTTCTTCATACAAAAAGACTTCAAGGTTTGGTTTATTCTATAAGCTTAATACACCTACGGGTTCATTTGATGAATGGGATATGCCAACAGTTGAAGAGGCATTTGACTTTACACCAGACGAAGTTATTGTAAAGCTATATGGTCTGAAGAATAAGCTTCAGCGTGAATACTTACCACTTCAAGCTAAGATTATCGATATTATCGGTGAAGGCGACTTCTACAATCTGTATAATACAAATGTATGGAATAACCAGAATGAAATCACATCTATCAATGCGGGTGTTGAACCTTCTATCAAGATCCATCAAGACATTATTTTTATTGAAGATTTAGAAAAAGTTTCAACAATCCTTGAAGGTAAATCACAAGACTTCTCAAAGGTGGATGGTACAGATATGGCGACACTATATACTGATGTTGAAGCTTTCTATACTGATTACTATAATTTAGATAGAAGTACTTTCAAGGATAGTGGTATTGACCTCAAGATTGGTGCACCACTTATGCTTGAGTGCACTTCATTTGCCAATACATGGAATGATGCTGAATTCACATGGGACGATGCTGAATCATTTATTACATGGGACAACTGGTGGAAGAGAAACGTATATGAATTACGTTGGACTATTACTGGTCCAAAGAACTGGTCTGTTCAAATTGTCGGTTCAATTGATGATTACCTAAAAGTTGCCCTAGCACTTCCATATGCTGGTAAGTATTCTATCAAGTTTGAACAGGTTGATTTGTTTAACAATGTAACTGTTCTTAGATACCCAGACGCGGTTGAGGTTAAAATGAAATCTATTGAAATTTACGGTATCACTAAGTGGAAAGATGTTGACAATGTTCTTTGGGGTAATTCAACATATAAATGGGAAGATGCCGGTGGTGATTGGGTTTTCCCACAGCAGAATACAGAAGATGTTGATGCTGAAATTGGTACACTGTACTTAACTCTTGACAGAGCAAACTATTTACATGATGAATCACAGGGTGTTAACTTTTCAATGGTTCGTAGATATAAAGACACTGCACAACCTGGAGGTTATGGTGAAACTACTGGACCATACTTTTGGAAAAACCTTTCAAAGCATACATGGAATGACGGTAAGCACACTTGGTGGGATGCGACTTATGTTGGTATGGACCAAACATCTTCGTTCAAAATCATAAGCGGTGATATCGGTTCTGAACTTAAGGTTAACTATTTTAATGTAGCTAATAATACGACTTACAGTGGCATTATTACACTACTCGATGATCTAACCGACCCACTAGATACAGCTGCATTTCAAAATACTGCAGATCTATTAAATGCTTCAACGGATTACGTGTTATCTAAGTTTAACTATAATCCAATTTTCAAAGCGGGTTCACCTACAATTTGTGAAGGCATTCTTGTGGTTGGTAAACAGTATTCGCATGTTTATGATTATAGCTCGCTTGAAGTATTGGTTGGTTCAATTCAAATTGAAGACCAGGTTCACTATAAATCATACAATCCAACGTACAATGACATCAAAATTATTGATGATCATACAGACTTAGAACTTCTATCACACGTTACTTTCTCGGTTGATAAATCTAAAATACCGGGTAAGGTCGCTTATTCATGGACTATTCAGAATAACAGTCAAAACGTTGAAGATATATACTACAATAATAAGTGGTTAACATATCTCTTTGAGCATAAGGGTGATTACACAATTAAGCTCAAAGTTACTGATGTTAATGGTAACACTAATGAAATAAGCAAAAACGCACTAACAATTAAATAAAAAAACGTAAAATGGCAATCATTTCACTAATTCAGGGTACAGATAGCTTATCAAGTTCTAGAGTAACTTTAAATGATAATTTCACTGCTATTAATGACGAGCTTACATCGGTAACGTCACTTCTAGACCCAACAACAACAAACCTAACTGGCGTAAATAATATTGAAGCTACTGCGATTTCTGTTGCTGGCGGTGATATTGCACTTGGTGCTTCTGCAGTAACTATTGATGTTGCTACTGAGGTTTCTAAACTGCTTACTGCAAGTGCTGGTGTTGTATATGGTTCTGTTGCAGTTTCAACAAGCATGCCAGGTGCTTTGGGTTATACAAGTTCAACATATGTTGTTGATGGTAACTCAGCGCCTTCTGTAAGCTTGGCACAAGCTGAAGATGGTCAAGAAATTACAATCATTGCAACTAATGCAATGGTTACTGTAGACGCTTCGCTTGTTGCTGGTGTTTCTACAATTGAACTTGACCCAGCTGGTACAATTACTCTAAGATATGTTGGTTCAGATTGGTATGTAATCGCTGCATCACCAATTAATATTAACATCGCTTAATAAAATATAAATATATCCATGGCAACACCATTAGTAAGAACCGTGCAAGAGCAGGGTGGTACAATGTACGCCTTTGCTTCCGCTGCAAGAGATTTAACAAGAGCACAAGGAGATCCAGACTTAAAGTTTGAATTCTCTCAATATGCCCTACTTGATCTTCCAGAGGTTACTGCTCAGGTTAACGGTCTTAATACAATCGAATTTGAAAGACTTGAGGATGTTGCGGGTAATAACTATGTGCCAAGCCTAGACACTAACAGGTCTTGGGCTGAAACACTGCAGAATTATGCATTAAACCTGGAAGAAATCATTAGAAATGATGATGATTTTGATCCAATCCTATATAAATCTGATGCTGAAAAGATCTTCTTTAAGTATCTACAATCTATTGGTGCGTTTAGATTGAGAACGGCGACTTCTGGTGAAGCCGTTTCTACATTAGGTAGATACACAGAGGAGGACAATGCAAGTGGCACAGGTAATGATTATGAGCGTATCATTAAATATCTTGGAACTATTGATGTAATCAATGACAAGAATTATGCTGCAAATACATACCAGGAAATCTTTATTAATGTACCTTCATCTGTTGGTTATACGCCAGTTGTTCTTTTTGAAAACGATACGTATAATACAACAAGCTTAACACTTACAGCTAACACAAAGATTGAAGGTAGAGCTACAACAACACACCCTGAAGTTGGTTTTAGCTTAGATACACTAGTTGATACAAATGGTGAATATGATGTCAACACAAATCTAAACCCAGCTGTTGGTATTGATTTTAATGAAAGTAGTTACTATGCTGTTAGCGTTAACTCTTCAATCAATACACTGCATGATTTTTCACAAAAGGGCGGTAACTTTAAGTTTAATGCTGTTCTAGTTTATTACGATTTATATTCACAATCAAACCCAGGCAATAGAGCTACAAACCTATATGGTATCTTATTGCTTGATAACTTTAAGGATAACACGATTAGAGAATTTGTAAAATTCAAGCCAAACTCAATTACTGGTTTGAACGGTAATGCTTATTCACTAAAGCTTAATATCAAATACAATACTTCACTTGACAATGTTGGCGTTGAAAATTCTATCAACGATTTTACAACGTTCTCAATGGATCTTTTCTTTGACACTACATCAGTTCTTGAGAACGCAGCAAAGCTTCTAATGCAGGCAAACAGTAGATATGATGCCATTGCTAATAGACTTGATGTTATGGAGAATATGGTCCTATCATCTGAGGACGCTGATTTGATGAAGCAACAAATTGTTACTTTACAAACTCAGCTTGAAAATGCGGCACTTAACTTTGCCGATGAGACTTCACTTCTACAAATGATTACTGAAATCAATAGACGCATCAATCAGATTGTTGATGGTACTATTCCAACAGAAGTGCAATACAATACAAATGTTATTCACGACGGTCTAGGTACTACAGTTGATAAATCTGTGCCTAATAAGATTAAGATTAACAATAACGTATACGGATACAAGCTTCTAACTCTATTTGATTGGGACAATCTTACATCTACATCTGGTCTACAGGTTACTGCATATGATGCATCTAATGCATTAAATAAAGGTATCTTTGCAAGACTTAAGCCATTTGAGAATATGATGAGAGTTAATATTAAGAGTGGTGGAAGCGTGGCAAATAATGATGTTAATATATACATTGATGATAGCACTGCATCATGGAAAGATGGTCAAACACTAAAGCTAGTTTTTGATAACATTATTGAAATGAACGGTTACAACATCAACATTTATACAGACAAGAAAAATGGTTGGTCACAAGTTGCTCAAATTGTAAATGGCGATTTGAGAAATGGCAAACCTTATATTGAGATTGTTTGTACAAATCAAGCAACACTAACGTTTGTAGCAGACGTACTAAGATAAGATGGCAAATAACAGTATTTCGCAAATTATTAGACAGTTTCTGGAAATGAACCAGAACTCTTTGGAGAACTTTGAAAAGATCTCTGAAGCCATTACTACTGATAAAAAAACAGTATCACTGGATCTATTTGATGAACAGGGCAATCTTAAGACTGTTCAAGTTCCAGCTTTTGGTTACTTGAAGCGTGAGATTGAAAGACTTGATCTAAACTTCAAATCACTATCTGGCCTAAATACTGGCGACGCCACTGTGAAGATGGCTGATGGTACATTTAGACAAATTAATAAATCTAAGCTAAAGACCCCAGCAAAATCTGTTACTTCAATTTCAGCTCCAAGAGAATTTATTACTAAGACTAATAACTTCTTTGAAGCATTCTTAAACCCACTATTACAGGTTCAACTAAATGTTAACGGTCAAGTACCAGCTGACACTGAAAAAATCAAGCTGAGAAGGTATTTAATCGATTCTAATGACACTAACTCTACTGAATGGTTCGATGATAACCTTAAGGGCCTAGATGTCTTAGAAGTCAATACATTAGTCTCAAATCTTGCAACTAACTCTATCAAGTATATTGTTGACGAGGAAATTATTGATGCTCCTGTAAGATCATCTCAATACTCCGGTGCATTCTCTGTGTCTAATGTTAGAACAACACAGCGTAACATTATTGTTGATGGTATTACTCAAGTAAAAACTATCAAGCTTTATACACTCAATAAGTTCACATACAGCGATTCGTCTAAAACAATGTCGGATACGGAATCACTAAAGATTGGTGATGAACTACTTGTTAACTCTGGTAATGCTTCAACTAAGTATAGAATTGTTTCTCTTAACACGGATACTCTTGAAGTTGAACTACTATTACTTGAAGGTTATGAATCAATCATGGTTGGTGTTGACCAACTAAAAATCTACAAGGGCAAAGAAGCTTATAATAGCATTGAGGTTAATGTTGGCTTTGATGAAAGACAAGTTGTATTCATTAAGCCAGTTGATCCAGATTCAAATCTTGAAGCTGAGAATTGGTCACCTGGTACGGCGTTCTATTCCAATGAACTTCTTATTACAAGAGACAATGGCGAGGTTCAAAACCTTGCTACTTATTATAAGGCAGAGGTTGCTGACTTTGGTCAAATGATCAAAGCACTTAAGGATGATTCTATTCCACCATCAACACTTGGTGTTAAGCCAAATGCTCCAGTACTTGATGTAAATAACTTCAAGGTTGTTCAGGTTAATTCACACCTTACAAAGAACTCGGCGTTCCAATCAATTAAGAAGCTTAACGGTAATAAAGTTTCTGTTGAGGAAACTATTAAGAGTATTGATTCAGCAATCTCACAAAAGCGTGGAGAAATTGCTACGAAGAAATACACATCAGCTATTGAAAAAGATAGAGACCGTAACGAGCTTACGTCTATCCTTAATCAAAGAACAGCTGAATCTCAGATGTATTCATCTTTGGTTAATCAAATTAAATCAGTAGCTGATAATAGTTCAGTGTCTAATATCTCTGCGAAATACAGAGTGCGCGGTTTCTGGACAATGCCAACAGCAAAGCTTGCTGCTGATACACTACCACAAGAGGTTGTACAATTTAAAGTACAATATAGATACCTATCATCTGACGGTACGCCTGCGGGTGTTGAACAGATTGATGTTGTAGATGGCACATCAAAGAAGACAGCTTCGTTCTCAAACTGGGTAGAGGTTGCATCTAAGCCAAGAAAGAGAATCAAGGATGAAGTCACTGGTAAGTATATCTGGGCAACTGAAAGTATTGAAGATGGTCAAGCTGTAAATATTAATCAGCTGGATATTCCTATTCAAGCGGGTGAGGTTGTTGAATTCAGAGTAAAGTCAGTATCTGAAGCTGGATGGCCAGCAAACCCAATCGAATCAGATTGGTCTGACATCACAAGAATTGAATTCCCAGCAGGTTCACAAACTGATGAATCAGTACTCAACCTAATCAATGAGAATTCTAAAGAAGTTGCAAGAGTAAAACTTATTGACGAATTGAACAGCACTGGTGTTTACCAACACGTGTCTGATTCATTCACAATCAATGATAAGTATTTCTCACACGATGCACAATCAATTGCATCTGGCTTTTTAACAGATGCACAAAGTCCAATCACATTGTACGAAAAGCTTCTTGCAATGCAAATTGAGATCAATGCACTTAAAGAACAAATCAACGGTACAATTGGCGAGCTTATTGTTAAGCTTCAAAAAGAAGATGGTACTGTTGAGGTTATTCAAAACAATTCAACTAAGCAGATATTTGCTGGATACTATACAGATGAGGTTGCAAACCTTCAAATTAAGAAAGGTCATATTGTAACTAAGACATTTAAGATTATTCTTGAAAATTCAAAAGCAACCCCGCTTGAACTTATCTCAAGACTATATGGTGATAGAAAACAACCAGCATACCATTCAACTGCAAACCTAAGCTTTGGTCCAACAGCAAACCAAACATCTGTAAGCTCAGCGGTATCTGACGATGCATACTATCTATCATCTGGCAAGTATGACCTGGTTCCTGTATTATATCAAAATACTACAGCACCTGAATTTACATCAACATTATTCTTAAATGATGCACCATATCAATCTACACAGCTGAGAGGTCAATTCATTTATTCTAGATTCAAAAATCTAGCAAATGATGCAAACCTATACGCAACTACAAACGTTGATAACTCTGATACGGATGCTGCAATTCAATTTGAATATTCAATGTTTGATATTCTTTCAGAGGGCCTAGGTGGAAACGGTGCGCCAGGTAGCGGTAACTTTATTTGGAATGGTACTTATAATAACGTAAGTGGTGATGTTATTTATGTTAATACATTACAATCTGTCAAGGATTACGACAGCGGTATTTTCTTGCACTACAAACATCCAGATGTTATAGATCAAATTGCATATTCAACAATCTATAATAATGGTGCTGGCGTTGTTCAACCAAAAACATTAGGTTCAAACAACATTCAAACGGCGTTCTATTACGATGGTACTCAAAACCGTACTATTAAAATGGGCTTTGATTCAAAAGACCAATACCTATTGGGTGGTAAATCATGTGGTGCATACCTATTTATGTCTCCACTTTCAATTGATTCATTGGTTGTAAATTCAGATAACACTGAAGGTAAATCAATTATCAATACTGGTGAAAACAATGCAATTGCACTTGATGTTATCTTCCAATACAGAATGACTGACTACTCTGGTGTATCTGATGCATCACTTGGTTACATTGCGGGTGAATACAGTCAAACTAAGACAAACCTAACTTACTCTAAGAGAATTGGTCTAGATATCCTGGATTCACAAAACAAGAAGTTTTCATTTGATCTAGAAGTATTTGCAAAGTATAAGGCCTAAATTTACTGGGATATATAGTTAAGCGCTAAATATATCACAGGTTAATGGCTAGCATAAACTTTGAGGTCAACTCTAATTCAATCGACAATAAGAGCCAGGTTATTCTAAGGACTAACCCGCTATTGACATCTAATGTCAAATTAGTAACTGATTCATCAGGAGAACTATATCTTGATAGTATTAGTGCTAATAAGACGTTGAGTGATCAACGCTATAAAAAGTTTGCAATTGATAGCACTGGGCATCTTGCCTATGACATTGCTAAGTTTTACGATAAGACTCCATTAAAAGCCGCGTATGGCGTCCTACGCAAGGATTCAGATACGTCAGTGTATAGAGAATATCAAAAACAATATGAAGAGCAATACCACTACGGCGCGACTCTAAATAGCTATAAAGAATTTAGCGAGAACATCAGATTCATGGCGCCGCTATGGATTGATGAAAAGTTACCCGAGTATTTTGTTGTATACAGAATTGAAGAACCTGTTTCTACAATGCCACTTACAAACGATTTGTATGGCATCAATGACAGGATTATGACAATGCTTTCAAACGCAACGATTGTGAAGGCGTTTGATATGAGACCTGGTAGCAAGCTTGGTAACTACCTACACAGATTTGCAAATGACCCGGATAGGCCGCTAGCCCCACTCACAGCATCATTTGAAAAAGATGGCAAAACATCTTGGAATGGTATTGACCTTATTAAGGGTGGATTCACACAAAAGTCTGAATTTATTTATAACGCATTTGTTAATAATGACAGACCTGAGATACTTAATAATGCTTTTATTACTGAAGGTTTTGGCAGAAACAATTTAGTCAGTGCTAATCTTATTAATCTTGAATTCTTATTTGAAGATTTTGATAATCCATATGAGGTTAACAGGTACATCGGTATTTATGTAAACGCACATGAAGAGGGTTCGTTTAAGCATACTAAATACGATGGTACTTATTTAACTATTAACCCATCTACAGTTGATACAAATTTTGATTTAACTGGAACATCATTGGTTGCTACTGATATGTTGCCTACGCTTGATTTGGTTGATCCAGTTTTACAGTGGGTGAAATCAGGGGATTCATTTGCACATATAAAAAATAATGCAGAAGGTAAGGTACTTGATCCTTATAAATTGAAAGTAAATGCATTTGATATCACGGCTGACAAATATGTAAAAAAGCTGGATACTCTTCAAATCTATAACTTACTCGATGATAGCCGAGACTATTTAACAATTACTGTTAATGGTAATCCAAACATTGGAGATACTTATATTCTTGGTGTACTTACAGAAGTTATAATTTCTGGTGATACAACACCATTTAAGATTGTAGCAGAACCTGTTTTACCAGCAGGAACTTATGAAGATCACAAGTTTTCAAATAAAGGTACCGTCGAGCAAGTTACATTTGCAATGATGGGCGCCATTAAAAATATAGAAGACCTTTCTGTTTCTGTTTCCGCAGTTGGTAATGTTATTACTATTAATAACTATAGAAGTGGCAACAGAATGTATAACTTCTTTTTTGCACAAGATGCACTAAATGGTTCGGCAGTTTCTGTTGAGGGTCTTTCAGATAATGTGTTAAAGCACATGAAACTTGATGCTGTTACTGGTGATGTAAACTTTTATACGGATTGGAATGTATGGTCTGGTCGTGGTGGTTCAGCCGTTGGTTCTGGATTTTTGGTTACACAAAATGAAATTGGAGACATTGATGAAAATACCTGGGTCAGGAATGGTAATAAATTTATTCGTATTGTTGAGATTATAAAAGACGACACATATACTGATTTATACCGCGTTTGTTTGGATGGTCCAATTGACAAGTTAGAAATTAATGATAATAGCGTAAACCTCTGGGTTGAAAATAAGATTAAGTTTGGTAAGTTTGAAGCATTTGATTTTTATGACTTTGACTTCAACTTTTATTCAACTGCTAATTCAGATTTAGGTGAACTAGTATATGAGGATTATATTGTAGATATTCAACAAGACCAACTCGAGGATATTGTTAAATACAGTGAAAGTGCACAAACTTATTTTAATAATTTAATTAGCGTTAATACTGGAATTACAAAAACAGGATCTGGCGTTACTAAAATAGCTAATGAATACGACAGACTTCAAGAGAATAATAATACTGACTTTGCTCTTTATTCTAGGGTTGTACCTACTGTAAATAAATGGAAATACTTCGAAGGTGTAAACTGTAGAGAAAATCCATATATGCTTTCAATGAGTGAAGCGTTTGGTAAAACTAACTTTGCACCTGATATTACGGTTGATGGTAGAAACATTAATGGAATGACGCACGAGTGGTTCTATTTATACCAACACCCAACTTATAATATACCCGACGGCACGCAGTACGGTCAGCAGATGACATCATCTGATGTTGCAGAAATGGTTACAAAACTAAAAAGTTATATTCAGCCAGAACTTAATATTGAACTTACAGAAGCTAATCTAAAAGATATCGATAATAATTGGTTCGATAGATTATTTGTTTATGATGGTTTTGATTATACTGGGGTTGGATTTGCACCTGCAACGCCAACACCTAAGTATGTAAGACTCAGAAAAGGTAGTGATGCAGCACCAGCTGAAGCCCTATTTAGAGGACTTAAAGTTAAGATATATGGTCGTAAAGAATTCTTATTAGCAAATCCACAGAATCTTATTACATCAACTGAATTTAATGATTATAAATTTACAGCCGTATTAGACTATAAATACGATAATGATTTTGATAATGTGCAAATAAAAGCCATTCAAAATAAAGTATTTAAAACTATTACATTATACATTAATGTTAACTCGTCTGAGCGCAACCTAAGCTTTTTAAATAGAAAGCTATTGTATAACTTACAAGATTTTGTTGATTATTCTGGAACACCGGTAGATACAAACATTAATGGCTACCTAGATTTTGATATCCCACAAGCCGGTCAAGATAATTACATTGATGCGGTTGGTGTTGATACAAAACTACTTAGGGAGATTCAATTGAATGAAGATGGTGGATACAATAATATTAAATTCGATTATGCTGGTACAACATGGTTACTACCGGTAAGTGAGGTTTATAATAACAATTCTATTAGAATCAATACAACATCGTTTGGTATTGTATACGATGAGCTTGGTGTTAATACATTAAATATTTCTTTATTACCAAGTACGGTCTGGTCTACAACATCATTCAAATATGTAGACGGCGGTTACAAGCTTGCAAAATCTACATTTGAAAGTATTTCTGCTAAAGCTATTGCTGACCTATTAAATAATAACGATACCAGAACTATCAAGTATATTACTATTGATGAAAATGGTAATGAATTACTAAATAGATTCATCATCAACATTGAAGATGGTCATGAGATTGTAAGAACATCTGATTTGATTACAAGTCCAGATCCTAATAAACCAAACAGCTATAAAGTAAGTTCTGGTAAGGTTGGTGATATTATTGTTGAAAGAAATGACCCACACCAGGTTAAGTTAATTAGAATGTCTGGTGATTACACACCACTTGCAAGACCTGTTGTTACATTCACAGATATTCATAGACCATATAAAACAACTCAAATCATAGCGCCAGACGCTCGCGAGAAATTATTGTACAATAGATACAATAGACTTGGGGTTGCATTTGGTTCTTATATGAATCAGGGTCAATACAAATACGGTCTAATTGAGGATATGTTTTATCATAAGATTAATCCTGAAAAAGCTGACGGTATTTTAAAGCTTTCAAATAGTACAAGTGAACTACCATTGTATCCACTTATAGGCGAGATTGCTATTGACCGTAGAGATATAAATGTATTCCGTTCTTCTTGGGAGCCTGAATTCTATGCAAAGAATGACAGTAACAAGCAGGTTAATTATGTGTATGGTACACTGTCACCGTATGAAGAAGGTGCATTCCTTGCATCAACATTGAATCTACCAAAGAATCAATACGATATTACTGCTTATCCACAAATTAGCTGGGCTAATTCATTGGATGATATGAAGACTAGAAAAGCAGCAAATAACTTTAAGGGTAGCGCCGTAGTCTTTGAAGATGATGATAAGTTTTACATGGACCTATACATTGGTAATGTACTCACTGATTTATTAATTTCAGATAATGCAGGTATTAGTATTAAAAAGTATGTAAATACATCTGAATCTTATGGTGATAAGACAACGCTTGATGATGATATCAAGAAATACATTGAGGTAAATCTACTTCAGCTTATGAACATAACTGATGTTAGACTTTTTGTAAATGAATCTAAGGATATTAAAGTAAGCCAAATCTTAAATGCTAACTCTCTTAGCGACATTCTTTATACACCATTCCTTGAAAATAAGAATTTCATTTTAGAGTATGATAATATCAATCCTCTAAATATAAGAGTAATATATAATAAAAGACCTGGATTTAGACAAGAGATCTATATCTATACAAAAATAAATAGCTAATCATGGCGATTAATATACAAGAAATTCTTGATAATGATTCATTAGCACAAAGAATTGATAAAATTAATTATAACTTTGACCAGATTGTGGCCAATGGCGGTGGTCCAATTGGTCTAACTGGATCTAAGGGTGCTTCTGGTGCAACTGGCCCACAAGGCGCTCAAGGTCCTGTTGGTCCACAAGGTGCAACTGGCGCACAGGGCGCATACACTGATTTCTTTGTTGTTGATGATTTTGTGGAACAGGATTCAGTATATCTTAAGAATGATCCAGCTACCACACACGTATCTACTCTAACACTTGGTGAGGCAAATGCCGATACTAACGGCAGTCCAAGTGTTGTAGATTATAAGGATTCAACTTTGCGTATTATTACAAATCAAGATTTATTTGACACAGCTCTTAGAATTCAATCAAGTGATAGTACTACAAAGTTTATTGATGTTGCATTTAATGATGATGGCGCTGATAGAATCCTTAGTTTTAAAACTTCGGCGATTGGTGCCTTAAATACAGTATATGATTTTACAGGTTCTAGTCTTACACTTTCATCTGGTGCTGGTGTTAAGGTTAAATTAGATGTAACTGAATCTGTATTTACTTCAAATACTAAATTCAACGGTGCTGTTAAAATGCCATCAGGTGCAGCAGCAAATAAGGTACTTAAATCATCAGATGCTCAAGGTACATTTACTTGGGGTGATCCAGGTGTTGTGCCGATTGGTACAATTGTAATGGCACCTGCTTTCATAATTAATAATGCTACTAAAATTCAATGGACATCATCTGGTGATGCGGCATTTGATTATATTGGTAGAGGTAAAGATGATTGGGCTGGTTGGTACTGGTGTAATGGTCAAACTTGGGGTACATATGTAACTCCAGATCTTAGAGACCGTTTTGCACTTGGTTACAGTAAATCTGTTGCTGACTCTACACCATCTCAGACTGGTAATACATTACATGGTAATAAGAATGTTACTCAACTAACAAATGTTTCTGTAAATATTCCACTAGCAAACCACACCCATACAACAAATATTGGCAATACTACAATAGATAAGGGTGATGTATATAATCCTGTTAGTATTCTTGAACCAGAATCTGGTGGTTCTTCAGACTTTATTTCTGGTAATCCAGATTCAACACCAACTCAAACTGGAACAATTGCAATTGCACCAAAATCTGCAACTGTAATTTATATGATTTATTTAGAAGCAACAAACTTAACGTACTCATTATCTGAAATTGGTGGTGGTGTAAGTATTGAAGGAGCATAAATATTGGTCAATAATATTTAATATACAATGATTAACATTAAAATAGATAAAGATTGGATTCCTTTCATTGCAATAGCTGTGCTTATTTTTATTTTGTTAGGTCAGTGTTCTAGTAATGCTGCACTAAGAGAAGATATTAAAGAACTTAAGCAAACTGTTTCTATTGCTGATAATAACTTAGAGGCATCTAAAGATTCAGTTAGAACTTATGTTAATAAAGCTGGATTTCTTGAATCTGAAATAAGAACATTTAAGTATACAAATACACAATTGGTCGAGAATAATGGCGCGCTTACTAAAAAGTACAGAGCTGCACTTGGTTTGAATAAAAAACTACAAGGTGTAAATACTCTATTACAGGCAGAGCTTAATGTTAAAGATAGTCTTTTACTTAGTGCTCAAATTAATCCTGATTCAACATTTACATTTAATGATTCAGCTAACTTTGGTGACAACAATATTAGAATTGTCAGATTGGATGGTAAGATTAATGAATCATCAGTTACTGGTAACCTTTCAATCTATCAAACAATTTCGCTACTTGGTGTAATTGAAAAAAAGGACGGTGTATCACAACTTAAGATAAGTACTAAATACCCATTTGATGATATTAAATTACAGGGTATTGAAGTTATTAATGAAGAGTTGAATACATATAAGAATAAATCAAGATGGGTGGTTAACGCTGGTATTGGTTATGGTATTATTCCACTCAATGGTGGACTTAGACTTTCACCTGTTATTGGAATTAGTTTAGGATACTCACCAAAGTGGTTACAATTTTAATAATATAAACTATTAGATGGCACAAGCTTCAAAATATGCAAGACTGGATCAGGATGTTCTTTTAGAATTCATTTATCATGATCAAAATATAGCTACACTTAGTAACTATCAAATTGAAATTGATAATAATGGTTCACACCTACTTGCACTTAATACTACAGCGTCTACTTCAGACACTCGCCATCTTATTCATGAGCTTGGTGCTGCAGTTGTAAACTTTGATGTAACTAGTGCCAGTGGTATGCTTCTTGTTGAAAACTTTGCGGCAAGACCACTTACACTTGCTAACGGCAAAACATACAAATTTAATGTTGCTGCGCTTACAATACCATCAAGCTTTGAAATTCTAGATTCAACTAGTAATGTTGTTGGTACATATTCAAATGGTATTTATACATTTGTACCATCGGTTAATGGTTCATACACATATACATATCCATCACTTAAAGGCGGTGCGATTACGGTACAAACTACTGCTAATCCATTGTATGCAACGGCTGACGAAGAAACTGGTAACGATATTAAAACAGGGGCTGGCCAAATTGGAAGATACCAAGCAGTTCTTGTAGACGGCGCGCTTCAATCAAAGTATGCACTTCTAGATTCTACAAATAATTTTATTGATAATAATATAGCTTGGCTTGGTTCAACATCTTCAACAATTGACCAAGCTGATGCAACGGACATTCCAGCAAATACAATTACTTATGATACTGTAAGACTTCATTTGCGCGCTGGTTATTCTTTTGATGCTAGAGGTTATGAGGGTTTCCTTTTCCAAATTGGTGCAAAAAGACTTTCAGGTGTTAAGAACATGTTTACATCTATTGTCTATTTGAATTCATCTTCATTTGAGATTCAAAATCCAAAGCCATTTATTTTAGGCGAAACAATGTATTCTAAGTTCATTGAAATTAAGGTACCTTCTCTAGCAAACCCAGATGGTGATTTCATCGATTGGTTCTTTGGTACTGGTACTGATGCACTAGACACTACGTCAAATTATGAAGTTACATTCAAATTGATTGACAATGTTTACAGTGACCTTGGTTTTGATTATATCAATACTGGTGAAGAAGTTGAATTTACAATCGCTAAGGAAGACGAATACCAGGATATTGCAGCTGTTATTGAAGAAGCTACAGATGGTGATTACTTTTTACTATACGGAACTAAAGACGGATCAATTTCAGAATTTGATAAGTACATCATGAACAGACGTGAATTCTCAGGTGACGATATTATCGTATTCCACGATGTTGCGGTTTATGAACAAATCACATCGTTCTTTGATAAGAGCTACGAAATGTCAATGTCACAGTCTGAAAACTTTTCAAACCCACTACCATTTAGACCGGTAATTCAAAATGCATCGACAGCTACCGCTTACAATATTGATTATACATTGAGAATTTATAACGAGACTAATAATACTCAAATTGTAAAGCGCGCTTCATTTACATCATATGATGTTGGTAAGTTTGGTAAGAGACTTAGAACTATCAATCTTCCATCAACAAACAAAATCTTAAAGGTATACAATACTCTTCCAAATGTTCTTGAGAATAGACAGATTATTGAAAACCTTGCAACATTACCAAGTAATCAAACAAGATTTGTACCTACATTTATTGAACGCATGAATATTGTAACTGGTTCAACAAGTGTAACTATTACAAGCAACGAGGTTGTAGACAATTCTGAGATTACATATTTTGCAGACGGTAAGAGTGTTTTAACTCTAAGCCCATTTGATAACTATGTTAAATTTAAGATTGCTAAGAAAAGCGGTTCTGATTTAATTAATATATCACTTGAATCAGTTGATAAGGTTATCCTAAATTTGGGTGGTGTTGCAATTGAAAATACACTAAACTATGCTGATGTCGAGCTTGGTGAAGGTGAAATCATGTTTAAAATCAGTGAAGCAGATATTACTGCAGCATCTAAAGAAAAGAATAATAATTATATGCTTTCTATTCAGAACGGCACTGATAAAACCTTAATTCACCACGGAACTTTTAACATCTTAGGTATTACACCTAAATCGGTAAGTCCAGTTACACCGCTTCCAGAAATAAATAAATTCTAAATCTTGATATGATACTCAACTCAAGAAGTAATTTATTTAACTTTAAGTTTCCAAAGAACTTTGTACCGCAAGAGGTAGCTGATAAGTACAGACCGTATCTTAACAGAATGCCAGGTAACATTATTGAGGAACCTATTGATTTTGTTAACTACACAATTCAGGGACTTGCTATACCTGGTGTTTCATTCGATCCAGCTCAACAAGCACCTAACGATGGTACAATCACATATAAACGCGGGTACCAACCAATTCAAAACCTAATCAATAGAGAAGTTACTGTAACAATGCAGTTGTTGGACGGTTTTATTAACTATTGGATTATGTCAGACACTCTGTTATACCATTACAATAGAGCAAATACAAATGAATATATTGATGACTTTAAGCTTCAAATCCTAGATGCTGAAGGTATTCACGTAATGTCTGCTGTATTTGAGAAGCCAATTATGAACTCTATTTCAGAGCTAGAATTAAACATGGCAAGTAATATTGCAGAATTCTCAACATTCAATATAACATTCTTCTACAATAAGTTTAATTTACTTAATGAATTAGACTGATATATAAAATATCAAATACAGAATATTTAGATGAAGACTTTTTTAAAATACCTAGAAGAACAAGCCGTAACTGAAAAAGACATGCAGTCTTTGAACGAATCTCTACAACAGGAGTGGACTCCAGAACTAGAAGCTAAAGTTGATGAAGCTATTGAAGCATTTCTAGCAGAATACAAAAAAGAAGATGGTTCATACGACCTAGCAGCTTTTAATGAAGAGGTAACTAATGAGGGTATCCTTGGTTCTATTATCGGTGGTCTTACAGGTTTTGCCCTAGGTAAATCTGTCGGCAAGATTGTTGCTAAAGTACTAGGTATTGAAAAAGGTATTTTTTACGATCTGTTAACTTCAAGACTTGTTGGTGCTGCACTAGGTGCTAGTCTTGGTAAAAGAATCTAATTTGAATTTAATAGCAATCGATTTTTCGATCAACTCTCCAGGCATCTGTCTTCTTAAAGATGGAAAGCCATATTATATCTCATATCTAAAACCAGGTACTGGTACAAAAAAAGAACAAAAGCTTCAAGAGGAAATGAACCTACTTGATGATGTTACTTTAATATATCAACCAGAGCCAAACATTGATAAACAGGAAATGGCAAGGGTCATGAGACACCGTGATATTGCTGAAGGTATATGTAATATTATTGCAGAAAATACCAATCCAGAAGAAGAGTATAAAATCTTTTTTGAAGGTTCTTCTTATGGCACCTCAAGATTCGGAACCAACTCTCTTATTGATTTAGCATCCGCCAGCTCTATACTTAAATCTTATTTGATTGATCGCTTTAATGTAACTCAACTTGAAGTCTTCGCCCCTACAAGTATTAAGAAACATGCTGGTAAAGGTAACATGAAGAAGATGGACATGTGGTATGTTTATATCAATGATACATCAAATATTGAATCAGGTCTTTGGAACTTTTGTCAAGAATTCAAAGAGGACAAAAAGATTATGAAGCCCTTAGATGACCTTGTAGATGCTTACTTTATTATGTCTTATGCTCAAACCCTTTAAATTGTATTTTACCCTCAGGCATAAAACCATAACTTATATGAGCATATTGGGGGTTTTGTTTCATTAGCTTGAAACTTTTTTAAAAAATAGTATAATAATATAAAAGATATATAAGATATGATTAATGCAACATACCTAAGTACTCTAAAAGATATTCTTGAAATCATGGTTCTTGAAAATAGAATCACTGAAGCAGAGATGTTATCTTTTTTAGCTAAAGCTGGTTTGACTAAGACCGACAACGGTGATTGGATCGACGAAGCCGGAGCTAGATATTCACGCATGTGATAAGACAAGCTTGAAACTTTTTTCAGGTTTGGTGTATAAGTAGTGTTAAGTTACTCTAAAGGTATTTAACGATTTTAAAGTTCAACAATTTAAATTAAAGTATTAAAGGAATTATGGCAGATTTTGACATTTTCAACTTGAGCGTCAACGATGTTGAAACTCACAACCAAGCAGCTTCTTCAACTACTGAAGTTGTTTACAAACCATCAGCCGATGATGGCAAGGACGGTACTTACAAAGCACTTATCCGCTTCGTACCTAATCCAGAAAACCCACGCAAATCACTTGTTAGAAAGTACGTACACTGGTTGACAGACCCTTCAGGTTCTGGTCGTCTAGTCGACTCTCCAACTTCAGTGGGTGAAAAGTGCCCTATCCAGGACACGTTCTTCCGTCTCCGCAAATCAGACTCAGCGGTAGACCGTAAAATGTCTGAGCGTCTAAAGCGTCGCGAACAATATTACGCTTTGATCAAAGTTATTAAAGATCCTCAGAACCCAGCTCTAGAAGGCCAATACATGGTATTCAAGTTTGGTTACAAGATCAAAGAGAAGATTGACGAGGAATTGTCACCAGCATTTGGCGAGCCAACTCAAGTATTTGACCTTTTTGAAGGCAAGAACTTTGAATTGATTATTACTCGTCAGGGTGAGTACAACAACTATGATAAGTCAAAGTTTTCTGCTTCGACGTCTGCAATCATGGTTGGTGAAAAACCGGCTGAACGCAATCAAGAATCAATGCAAGCTATCAAGACTGAATTGGATGCAGCTCCTTCACTTTCAGTGTACGAGTACAAGCCATGGGATGACCAAACTCGTGACTTTGTAAACCAAGTTCTTGGCCAATACATTTCAAACCCAGGTCGTGCTATGGGCGCTGTATCTGCAGCTCCTGCAAAATCAGCACCAAAAGCGGCTGAAATGGCTAGCGAATCATTTGACTTGGACAACGTTGATGCAACTGCAAGCGGTAGTACATCAAACGTAAGTGATGACGATGACCTTGATTCATTCTTGAATGGACTCGACATCTAATCTCACTGAGGAACTCAAAAATAGAATTAGAAGCTTAGTTAAAGAGGTGGCCGTGCAAGAACACGGTCACCCCTCTAAGCAAATGATTAAGGAGATGCCAGGTCGTTTGACGCTGGCTTGTCCTTATTGTGGAGACTCCTCAACTGACGTAACCAAAAAGCGATGCAACCTTTATTGGGACACCCTACAATTCCACTGTTATAACTGTGGTGAGCATGGTGACCTAAATAAACTATTACGTGATCATAACCTTAGAATGCGGGGTGGTGATGACTCAATTACAATTATTGAGTATATCAAGACCAAGAAGACCGAGGTACAACAGATTGAAACGCTGAAGCACGGTATCTATGTTAAAGCTGCTGAATCTGCAATTAAAGTAGAAGACTTTAAAAAATACTTTGGTGCTAAATCAATAGAGGTTGGTGATTATGCTTGGTTCTATTTAAAGAATCGTGGATTGCATCAAAAGTCAGATGAGTTTCTTTATTCGTCATTTGGTCAGAATCTTTGGATTTTAAATAAGACACAAGACGGTAAAATACTTGGATGCCAAAGTAGAAAGCTTGGCAAATATAAATCAAGATATCTTACGTATGATATGGGTAAACTTTATAGCGAGATGGGTATTGAATTCCCATACGAAGGCGAAGAGCTTATATCAATCAATAAGATATCTACACTTTTTAATATTATGCGTATTGATATGACACGACCGGTTACCATTTTTGAGGGACCCCTTGATGCCATGTTTATGCATAATTCTTTAGCTTTAGCAACAGCCGGTCGTTCAACTACAGAATTAGATGAAATACCAACGACTCGTTATATGTTTGATAATGACGAGACAGGTAAGACAAAGATGATTGAAAAGCTTAAGCGTAATAAATCTGTGTTTATGTGGTCAAAATTCTTGAAAGAAAGTGGGCTAAATATATACACTGAGGATATCAAGGACCTAAACGACTTGGTAATGAAGTGCTATGAATTAAAGTCACCAGCACTAAAAAATATAGGCAATTATTTTACAGACTCTAAACTTGATGCACTGTACATATGATTGACTTTGAATTAATGATGCAAGATGAATTAGATGATTTTTACGACGAAAGTGAAAAGCATAATGATTTGAAAATGTTTGTAGAATTTGATAACCTTTGTACTGAATATAAAAGCAAGGAAATTAAGTTTGACAAACCAAAGATGAAGAAAAAGTTAAGGGCAAATCCATGGACCCCAAAGTCTAACAATAAATCATCACTGTTCTAATGTCAGAAAATAAAGTAATAAAAATAGACACATATCTAAATGACCAGCGTCAGGAATGGACTGCCAAAATTAGAGAGCTTGCAAAATCATTTAAGAACGTTGATGACCTGAATGAGGCAATGGTACTTATTCCGTCTTATAGACAAATTATCATTGAACAAATCGCACAACTCAACATTAAGATTAAACAGCAAGAAGCAAAGCTTGCTAAAATATACAAATCATCGTATGTCAAATACTTTGAATACGATTATAAACTAACTGATAAGCAGAAGGAATCATTTTTGAAAGCCGACATGTCGGACGACTCAATGGTACTAAGCTTACTTGAAACGCAGATGGATTTCTTGCGTGAATCGGTGAAGACTCTAGAT